TTTGCTTCACCAGCCAAAGCCTTCTGCAGAAAACTGTAGATTGCTAATTCTGCTGGGTGATTCATGAGTTTACCTCGACAAAATCATTATTGATAATGTCAGATACCACAGACTCATCATCAGCAGACATAGATTTGTCTAGCCTGTCATGATACAAGTCTAATATCTTTCCATTGCTGTACTCAATAAGCTCAATGAAATCTTTTAACATCTCATTGTCACCCTCACCAAGATCAACCTTGTCACCTGATGCTGCTTTAATCTTACCAAACTTAGCACCTGTTGGGATGCTATCTTCTACACCCATAAACTTAACAGTAGACATGATAGGTAGTAAGTTCTTACGCTTGAGTACACTCAACACACCATTAATACTCTTTAGTGAGTCACGGTTCTTAACGTCCATAACAAATGGTACGTCTATATATGAAGACTTATCAAGGGATTCACCCTTCTCATTGATAGGATCATCAAGTGTTACTGTACCATAGTAAACATTGACACGCTTAACACTACGGATAATCTGCTTAGTAGCATCATCTAAAGCGGCAAAGTCTTCGATCCAACCTGAGGGTCTACCCAAGTTGAAGCCACCTATGCTATCCTTCATATCACCATTGAGTGAGTTAGCTAGGACAGACTTCTCCATCTCCTCTGTTTCACTGTTCCAACGTTGCCATTGTTGGCGCTGGGCGAAGATGCGAATGGTGATACCATTACTGTAGACTTTTTCATCACCACGATTGAGGATGAATGCACCTACTGGTACTACCTCAGTCTTGATTGCCTTACCTGCTACCTCTAGCTCACCCATCAGGGGCGAGTGTAGCATACCCATACGTGATATGGATGGTGTTGCATCACCGCTAGACGCTGACACGCCCATAAGTTCTGCCATTGATTGACCGCGTTCGTTCGCGATTGATAGTTCATTGCTCATTTCTATACCTTTCTATAGATTCAAAGAGTTCCTAGTTATACATCATACATCAACTGTGTCAAGCCAGTTTGATCCGATTTTTGCCTCAAGTAGTAGTGGTACATTCATCTTTACATTGTACGTTTTCTCTACAAGATCGTTTATGTTATCGTTAAGTGATTCAATAATATCAATAACTTGTTGTTCTTCATCAGGGTGTATGTCAACTACCATACTATCATGTACTGAATTAACTACGACAGAGTTGTATGGTTGTAACAATTCGTGAAGCTCGTTCAGTACGATAGGTACTATATCACCTGTGGCAAACCCTTGTACTGGGTAGTTCTTAATCATTGTAAAGTGACTTGGCATACCATTATCTCTGCGTCTTACATTAGGGAAAGCATACTGTCGCCCTGACTTATTAGTTATCTTATTGAAACGTAATGCCTCGTCGCCTAACTCTTTATGCCATGCAGCAATACCCTCATACTTCTCAATAAAATGTTTATAGTAAGCGGCTTCAGCCTTAGATCTTCCATACCCTGTAGCTCCGAAGAGAGGGGCAAATGTATGTGCCTTGGCATCCTGGCGAGAAGTCTTCTGCCCTGCATCTGTAATAACTTTAGCAGTGTAACTATGCACATCAAACCCTGTGTCTATCTCTTTCATAGCAGTCTCGTCTTGTGCTAAGAACGCAGCAGTACGAAACTCAAGTTGAGCAAAGTCAGCTTCCATAATCTTACCATTTTCCCATCGTGAAACAAAGACTTTCTTCACAGGAAACGTACCACCTCTGGGCATGTTCTGCATGTTAGGATTGCGTCCGCTGAAACGTCCTGTAGCTGTTATGTGTTGGGTTAAACTTACATGCAAGAACCCATCATGCTTAGTGTAGTTTGATATACCCTCAACAAAAGAACTTAGGTAACTACTAATAGCAGACAGACGTTTCTGATCTACAAGAAAAGACTCAGCCTCTGCTAAGTTATTACTTCTTGCAGTAGCAGCGAGTACATCTAGGTTATCCTTACCTGTACTAAAACCATTGGCACTAATCCATTTCTTATTAGGTGCACTAAATTTTAGACCTGCTATCTGTTTTGTTTCTTGTAGTTGAAAGCCTCGCGTGTCACAATCTTTACACTTGTTAGGTCTAGCATACTTTGTGCCATCCTTCTTTAGTTTGTATGTTTTGCCTACACCCTCACAGGTTGGGCATGTAAATGCTTTCGTTCTATACACTGGTTTAGAGTTTGCTTTAACAGCATCCTTATATTCATCTACTGTAGATGTAAACTCAAACAGATCTGCCCATTCTTTCTTGTCGTTCATACGCAGAGAGAATACTACCTGTGACATTTGCTCAGGACTGTTAAGGTTTATAGGTGTATCACCCATAAGCTTACGTATTTTCTTCTGAAGTCTATCCTCAATCTCTGCCTTCTCTTGCTCAAACTGTAGTCTTACCTCGTCAAGGGCTGATCTATCCACCCTGATTCCCGACATGTACATTCTGGTGAGGGTTTTACAGGTGGTAAAGGTTGTATCTCTAATGACTTTGAGACCTTTGGATTCGGGCTTGGCGTAGTCTGCTTCGATACTATGGAACAACCAGCTAGTTGAAAGCAGGTCACACCTAAGATAAAAGCTAAGCTCATCCAATGGTATCTCATTTGTAGTATAGCCTTCTTTAAAATATCTTTTAAGTGTATCATCTTTCTGTACCTCTAGGTTTCTGCGTTCAGCACAAGCACCTAAGCTTAATGGAGTGCGTTGCCCTCTATCAAGTATATACTCTGCTAACATTGTATCATAGATCAAGCCATCATACTTGAAGCCTGACTCCCACAGCCACATCATATCGTGTTGTGCGTTGTGCATAATTAAAAGCTTTGTTAAGTCTAGTATATCCTGGACTAGCTTATGCCCAGCGCCTGACGTATCCTTTGCTTCATCATGGTCTATGTTTACAATGTGTAGTTCATCATGGTTGTCTGCATTAACCATACCAACTTGGACTAGATGATTGTCAATTTCAAACGGGTCCATGTGATCTTTGCCGTTGCGTTTTGTTGTGCTATTCTCAACGTCTAATACTAATCTCATATCTTACCTCAAGCTGAATAGATAGAGCGTGATCCATCCAATACACAGGCGATCCTACCCTGATACCCATTCAACTTATTCTTGGCTAGGTTTAAAAAACGAACTGGGTCTTCATCTCCCCCTTCAACTTGTGGTGCTTTACCTATCAATAGCATCAGGTCAGCTTCAGCTGCCTTTCCTGTCTTAGATCCTTCCATCATTGCTTGGTTAAGATCTACCTTACCTTCTGCTTCAGCAGATAGTTGTGACATCCAGATCACACAGCAATCATACTGCTTAGCAATGTTACGTGCATGGATAGCAGCAGTCTTGAGTGTGATGTCACTTCTCTCACTACTCACATCAGCAAACTTATCTCCCATATCTAACACTACAATGTCAGGCTTCTCTTGTTTAACAACAGACTCAACCCATGCCATACCCTTACCTGTACTATCCTTGAACAAGACATTCTTGCGGATAGGTTCATAACGTTTCTGTGCTAGAGCTTTATTCTCTCTGACTTCTTTCATTGTCATGTTAGCTGTTGCACTTATGTAACGTGCAGCGACACGTGTGTATGCCTCTTCGTTACACAGTACAATACACTTAGCACCCTGATGTGCAAAGCCCTCAGCACCTGCTATAATACTGGCATGGAAAGAAGTTTTACCAGTATTAGGACGAGCGCCAACCAATACAAGGTGACCACCACTAACACCTTCCACCCTACGAGCCAAGGAAGATATGTTAAATCCCCACTTGGATTCCAGAAGCGTTGCATCAAGTATCGTGTCAAGACTATTATCATCCCAATCAACACGCAGGTTAGGAGTAAAATCATTTTTGTATTCCTCTAGCAATCGTCGCAGAGGTTCTAAACTATCCTCTGTCCCATTAACAAAGTCAAACCCTAGGTTTGCTACACGATCACCGACATGCTGTTGGAATAATTGTGATAGTGTATCCTGTGCTATCTCTTCTTTGATAGGCTCAGTAATTGATATGCGTTTAAACAAATCCTCATATGCACCACGTGTTGCTGTGGTAAGACTAGCATTCATTCTATTGAACACAGCCTCTAGATCCGCAACAGTTAGGTCACCCTCATAGGCTTCCATAGCACCATCAAGTGCCTGTTTAATCTTACGTACATCCTTACTAAATATTTTATCGGGGCAACGTATNCCCTTGTGTTGATCATAAAAGTTACGATCCAGTAACGTTTTAATCAGTGCTAATTCCATCATTCTTCATGTCTCCTACAACAATATATTATATATCTTCTTTTGGTGCTAAGTAATATGAACCTGCACTACTCTTGTATGCAGCCATAATATCCAACCACTGTTGGCTACTCATTATTAACATCTGATAAGCATCCATCTCAGGTTCAAACTGTCTCATGTATACAGTACCCTCATCACCAAAGATTATCTCTATGTCTTCATGCTTATCCGTATGATCTAGTGTAGTTATTATAGACGCATCAGATTCAAACTCAACTGTGAACATCTGATCCCTCCGCTACAATTATATTTACTTGTGCTACATTACCTACAACTTTAACTATCTTAAACTCTAAGCCTTCTTTAGTAAGCAATACTCTTAGCATTGATACGGGTATCATACACTATCCTTTCCTGTTAGTTTTATAAGCCTATCTAAATACCACTGTGACTTTAGTAGGTCTTCTTGTTTGTTCTTATATCTCCAGCGATGTAGATACTTAGCAATGTTACCTCTCAGATAACCTATGTATTCTTCTTCGGTTAGGAAGTCTTCTATGTAATCAATACATTCAATCCTACCTTTACCATAGTGTGCTGGGTTGTTTACGTTATCCATTCTGTCCTCTGATAATAATTCTGGTATAGAGTTAGGGTCTACCATAGGTTTAATACTTACTCAAGTCAGCAAGTTTCTCCATGTCTTCTGGCATACGATACTTTATATCATCAGAAAGACTTAGTGCTACTGTTTTGTTTCCTGTCCACAACTCTATCTCTCTGCGGTACTCTATAGTCTTTGATAGTGCATCAGGATCTAGTGCAATTACAGCCTTGTCGTACTCACCTATCTTCTCAAAGTGTTTATGGTTCATACTAGTACCCAGGATTGCCATGCAAGTTACATCAGACAATTCTTGATAGGCTACAATAGCTGAGACTACATCCTCTACAATAAGTATTGTATCACCTTCACCTACTGTATAGTAGTCTGCTGCGCCTGTGTAGCGATACCACTTAGGTGTTTGAGTAGCACCTACTGCTCTACCTATAGCATCAATCATCTGATGTTTGTAGTATATAGGAAAGACTACCCTCTCCTGTTGAACGTCATAGAATGTGTTACCTACTATACCCCAGCGCCTCATGAATCTATTGTGCTTAGTATGTTGTCGTGTTGGTTCTACTAGCTGGGCTGGTATCTCCATAGTTTCTACCTCTCTCTTGGTTTGATCTTGCGCTGGGCGTAAGTGTCTGCGTATCTCAGATGCAGTCATGTCTGTATCAAACTTACCACCTACATTACACCCTAACTTATAACAGTTATACATCAATGTACCATACTCGCAAGAGGCAGAGAAAGTATTCTTACCTCTACAGAAGGGACAGTCACCTCGGTGTGATCCGTGTGCTGTTACAGATGCAGCATACTCTCTGTGCTGTTTCCAGTTATGTTTACTCATCCTCTTCATTCCCTCTCGCTGATAGTGCTTTAGATGCACCACTCAATGTATTTACTATATAAGGTTTTACTGATTGTATATTCTTATGTCCTGTTACCTGCATAATATTAGCTA